GTCAAGCGATTGATTCAGGTCTGTTACGACTAAGTTAGTCCAACCGAACACTCCTGTGCTTATTTCGCGATATACTTTCATTAGATTATCATCTGTATCATACCACGTGTCGCCTTCTTGAACATTTGCTCCAGTTGGGGTACTCGCTGTACGAAAATCTTGGTCTGCAAGTTGTTGTAAAGCGCCTTGCACGCTAGTAGCTGTAATAGTAGCATAAGGAGTAAAGCCTATTGCATTAGAGTCTGCAATTCCGATTGCTAAACCTTTTGCTTCGACTGTAGTTACAGCTGGAACTATATTGATTGTTGTAATATCTTCTAGTACAGTCACACCTACTATCGATTCTGATACCGTTATTTGAGTACCGTCATTATTTAAATGGGACGACATTACCTTGTAACCTCTTGAGTGATTGTTACCTCACCAAAAAGAAGTCGAGATACTATTACGTTACTCCCTGTATGTATTTCAAGGTCATAAAAGTATCTGCCAGCAGTTAACCCCGCTGATACGGCATTTGCAAGTGACATATTTATTTTACCATTAGTAGGGCTGGGCGTAGTGCACACAAAACTAGCAGATAAAGTGGAGGAACCTTTAGATGGCCGAAGCTGGGCCCGAGCAGAAAAGCCCGTAAGGTTTTTAACTACACCTGACTCGGCTACTGTAAACTCTACCGCAAAATCGGATCCTTGGTCGATAACTAGGTCATAACGGGCTGCACTCATTTGATTTCCTCCATTACAGAATTATAGCTAAGTTGAGGTCGTATGTCAAGAATTATTTTTTTCATGGTATTTATCCTCCTGATAGATTTCCTATCTTAACGCGTACCTGATTATTCGCATCATAGACTCTTATTTTATCTCCAATAATTTCAGTGCGAGCGCCAGAAGCACCACTTTTTATAGCTAAACTTCCTGCTGACTGATCAAAGAATAGATGATTACCATCATGTTTTCCTACAAACATATCTCCATTAGATTTAAGTGCTGCACCTTCTCCGCTTACTGTTGTACCACTTATATTAGCTTCATCACCTGAGGGACCAACTCGCAGATCTCTTGTTAATACTGCATCTGCATCTAGTATATCAACATTTAAAGTACCAAAACTAGCATCGGCTATAGAGCCTAGATTACCAGTGCTTGTAAGGTAGCCCCTACCATTCGTTAATTGGTTATTGTTTGTAATATAGTTAGCATTAGCAGCACCAGTAAATGAAAGATCAGCTAGCGTTAAGGATCTACTCTGAAAGCCTGTAACGTGCCCATGACCATTTACAGAAACATCACTAATTATAGTAGCACCTGTATTAGCTGCCCCATAGTCTACACCTACACTAGGGTGTACAAAGTTGTTTGCTCCATCTGCTACGTTGATAAACGTTCTTATTGCTGCAGCTGTTCCATGGCGTATATATCCGTCATTTCCTGTTTCGACACAAACTTGAGTTACACCACTAGTAACAGTGTTAGGGGTAGTATTAAAGTAATTAGCAAAGATATATCCACTACCATGACGACGAACAACTGTATTGTTACCTGCCGACTGACTTATACTATAAGGAAAAGCATAATTATTTGCGCTGGCTGCTACACCGTCTAGTTTATTCTTAAGAGTAGTTGTAAAGTTTTGTTGCGTTAAGCCACCTGCTCCAACTGCTATTGCACTAGTGTAGTAAGGAGCGGCAGTATTAGTAGCACTAGCTGCTATACCGTTTAGCTTAGTATGGTCTGCATTTGTAAAGTTGTTTTGTGAAAGCTGTCCGTCTTGTACTGAGTATACAGTATTAGGCAAAGAAACAGTTTCAGTAGTGTTATCACCCTTTCTTAGAGTAAGAGTACCGCTTGAGAAAGCTAACGCATCTGTGCCATGGAGTGCTTCATTGTCTGTTTTCTGCACATAACCAGTTGCTGCTACTCCACCTAGAGATGCTGCACTACCTCCAGCAGTAATATAGTTAGCTCCATTTGTTAGCTGATTATTATTTGTAACATTAGTAGCACTATCAGCTACCGCATCTAATTTATTCTTAAGAGCAGTAGTAAAGTTTTGCTGAGTCAAACCACCTGCCCCTACTGCTATAGCACTAGTGTAGTGCGGAGCCGAAGTATTGGTAGCGCCTGTTGCTATACCGTTTAGCTTAGTATGGTCTGCATTTGTAAAGTTGTTTTGTGTAAGACCTCCATCACCAACTGCAATAGCACCTGTATAGTAAGGATCTACAGTATTAGTAGCGCCTGACTCAACTGTATCTAACTTTGCTCCATCAACAGAAACGTCTCTTCCATCTACTGTTTGAGTACTTGAAAAAGTAATATTACCCGTCATTTGCCCACCTGCTTTTGGCAGTTTAGTAGCAATAGCGGTAGTAAGTGTAGCATTTAGAGCTGCATCATTATTCAAAGCTGTAGCGATTTCACCTAAAGTATCTAAGTTTGCATTTGCGGTGCCTACAAGATTACTAATTGCAGTAGTTACATAACCTTCAGTAGCAAATCCAGTACTACCTGTAAGTTGAGCAGCATTAATAGTAACCCCACTAAGAGTAAGATTTGTTCCGTCCCACCAAATGTATTTATTTGCATTACCAAAAATCATCTTACCCGCAGTAAGGTCTAAGAATGCTCCTTTTTCTGCTCCACTTGGTGCGGCATTTGCATCAGGCATTGTATCGCCTTTAATAGTACCTGCTGTAACAGCTCCAAGATTAGCGGTAAGTGACGAAAGATTTGCAACATTAATGTTGCTAGCAGTAATATTACCTGCAGTAATATCATCTGCGTTTAAAGCTCCTCGTATTTGCATTGTTCCGGCAGACTGGTCCCAGAACATATATTTATTAGTAGAAGCGTTTCCTACATAAAAGTCTCCAGCTGCATTTAAATGTGCACCTGTACCTGTGAGAGTTGCACCTGCAATTTTTGCTACAGTAGTTCTATTACGAGCTTTACCTGTACCAGTGCCTGCATTAGCCGCTGTAAATATACTTCCTAAGTTATAAACTACTCCGCTTGTTCCTGCTACGGAGTTCCACTGTGCCTGTGTTGTGTTTCCAAGAACTGTAATATAGTATTCTGTTCCTGTTACAAAAGACCCTGCATTAGTCTCTACAGAAGGACCTACTCGAATATCTCGAGTTACGATTGCGTCAGAGTCTAACATCTCTGTATTTAGCGTGCCGATTGTTGCAACTTCTGCCATAAGAGTAGAAAACTTGGCACTTGAACCTGTGATATCATCTACATTTAAAGTACCTCTGAATGTCATTGTACCTTCAGATTGATCCCAGAACATATACTTATTTGCAGCAGCATTACCTACATACATATCACCATCTTGCTTTAGATCAATACCTGCACCTGCAAGAGTAGTACCACTAATAGTAGGAGCAGTACCTCCGGAAGGAAATACTTGTACTTCTCGCGCTATTACAGAGTCCGCATTTAGCACAGCAGTATCTATACTAGTAAAACTGGCAGAGTCTAATGCGGCTACTGCGGCTCCAAAAGTTCCTCCAGTTGCAGAACTAGTATCAATCTCGGTAGTACCAACAGCATCAGCTGCTATTTGCTCCTTCTCAATACCATCTTCTTCAATCATAGCGGCTGCTTTCTTAAGAACAGCGTCAATCTTTGTGTAGACTTCAGCAAGAATAAGAGCACTTGATGTTTTATAAAGTCGAGCAATGATTACATCATTTGCATAGTCTATGCGTATATTCGGAATAAATCCTTGTACTCCACTAAAGGAGCTGAATGAATTTGTAACATAAAGAACGGTGTCGCTAACTACAGCAGCTATCTTATAACCTTCAGTAGAGCCTAGTTTAAGAATGTCCCCATCTTTAAGCTGGCTTAAAAAAGAGGTTCCAGAGCCAGTAACTTTACTAGAGCCTACAGCTTTAGTAAAAGTACCACTTAAAGCTGACCCATACTTAGCACTATTTCCCGTGCCCGTATCGTACCAGAAAGGATGAGTATGGGAGGGTTTATGGTATTTAATAAGTTTCAGACGATCTGTACTATCACTGGCATCTATAAGAATATAGGCGTGCTCAGTTATAAACTCACCTCCAGCATTCCTATCACTCTCTGACCATGTTATATTAGGAAGCGTAGCACAGCTTTGCTGCCAAGCCGACGAAGTAGAATTAGTATTAGTAATGCGTGTTGAGGACCCACTAGGGCTTTTTACAGAATACAGGTGATTTTGGAAGCTAAAAACATTATTAGCCTTAACTGCGAAGGCTACACTTGTAGTTCCTCCATAAGGTACACCAAGAGGAAACCTAGGTATGTTTTCTCGATATCTATCAGTCACAGTAACAGTTGCTAGAGTGGGTTTCGAGACATTTTGAAGTACGTTAACTGCCCTTACGGCTATCTCGTACGTACCATCTTGAATCCCTTCGATCCTCCAAGAAGTTTGCGCGGCATTGTCTATTAATACAGGGCTTTCAATATCAGGAAATGTATGAGATAACTCATACCCTGATAGATGCTCGTATACACCTTGCGCGGTTACTTGTCCCAAGGTCTCGGAGTCCGTAGAGGCACCTACCGCTGCAGGAGGAGTCCATTGTATAGTTAATTCTTCTCCTATTAGATTAGGGTTCATCATACTTTCACCGAACACATCAAGTACTGGAGGTACTACATCATTATGTCTTATTGCAGGATATACACTATCTGCAATAAAAGTAGTAAAGTCTTCGTCAACTGCTGCAAATTTCTCGTCATAGTGCTCTACTGCGCTAACAGCGAATTCATTTTTAGAGTTTTGAGAAATAGCAAGTACTCTGTATTCTTTTGCAGAGCCTAAAACGTCAACACCACTTGCTTTTTGTGTAAGTACCCATATACTTTCTGCAGTTGGAACAGCAGAAAAAGCTGTCGATACTGTTAAAGTATTAACATTTCCTGCGCTTGTAGATACGGGCTGAGTCTCTACTCGAGTAGTATCTGTCCAGTTAAGAATTAACGCGTCAGTACCGGCTGCAGTTGCTTTAGCATTTATAGCATCTACTTCACTATCAATATTTTGAAGAGTATAAGTGCCATTATTATTAGAATCAATAAATGCCTGTTTTATTAAGTCACCTTTTTTATAAAGAACATTAGAAATAGTTACAACTTCAGTTGCAAAAGCACCTGGTTCTATAAAGACAACTGCTAACTCATAATCATTATTTGCTAATAAAGTAGTAGTGCTATCTAAAGGAATAGAGGTAGTACTAGGATCGGTACCTGTATTTGATATACGACCACCCATACGAACCGCATATCTGGCTGAATCCTGTATGTTAATAACATCACCAGGCATAAGAAAGGTAGCATTTAAAGCAGTGGAAAAACTAACAACTTCTCGTTGGTTTGCCGCAGTCCATAGTTTCCATCGACCGTAGCGCAAAGCTTGTCCTTCGCTAGTAGCTCCCATTGCCATTGCTTTTTGAGATATTAGTTTACCGGTTTCGGCGATATTAAGTCTATCTTCTACAATTAAAGGGGAGGCTTTGTAGTTAGCGTCAGGATCAATCCATGTAACAATACATTGATTAATGCGTGTTTTACTTCCAGTGCCTTCATATGAAAACTTGCCCTCAATTACATTAGCTTGAGAAAAGTTATATACAGGACCACTAGGCGCGTCCATAACCGGGACAACTTGCCCGTCAATATAGTATAACATACTACGAAATACTGTCGCTATGTCTTTAAGTACTTTGTAGGCATCTGCCGCTTTAGTAAAGTATAGATTAGCAACAAATCTCGGCTCCATTCCTCCTTTTCCGTCGTCTACAAGACCGTCACAGTATCTTGATATTCTATACAGTGCATACTTATCAATATCGGCAGACTGCAGGAAGTCTCCAAGTCCATAACGATTATTTGTAAGTATATCATAGAATACCCAAGCAGGATTATTTGTATAAACTTTATCAGTTGCAAAAGCTCCATCCCAATCCTGGTACGTACTATCTACAAGCCCGCTAGTAGTATTACGCATATAATTAGCTACACCGTCACTAGACTGCTCTCTTGTTACATAATTAGAAGGCACATTTATTTTTAAACCTCGAGCATGGTATGATCTAGTAGGGACATTTTGAAAGCTTTTTGTATCAAAAGTTGTTTTAGCAAGAGATGTGAAAGGATGAGTTAGTATATCTTTAATAACACAAGTTGTATTAGATATAGTAGAAGCCGCAGACATTTGCCAATCATGGTATGTTTCAGTAAGTGTTTTATATGCAGGACCTTCATGATTACTAATTCTTGATACTCTTACTTGAAAATCTGCAAATGGGCGGAACTTTGTTAGGTCTATTGTCTCGACAAAAGTGACAGAGTTTTTATACATTCCTGAATGTACTGCAGGATGCTTCAGCACTTGATAGGTTTCAAAGCTACTTTCACCGGGTTTTTTAATAGCTATTTCTGTTTTATACCGAGTAAAAGTATTCATATCATTACCTTTACCACTGACAGCATAATGTCCGCTACCATATGCAAAAGTAATTCGAGCTTCGTCTACTTCTTGTCTTTGACTTGCACTTAAATTAAAACCAGAAGCTGAACTTCCTATTAGCACTTTAGGCGCTTGACCGCCTCCATAGTTAGTGGATCGTTCCATAGCACCACCTGCACTAGGTGAGTTGCTAATAGAAGTCGACCCGTCCCCTCCCTTGCCTGAAAAGGGAGTTTGCGCTAAGGTACCTACTCTAAACTGAGTAGTTACACCTTGGTAATTGCTTGTCTGTGTCTGGGTTATAACATCATTATTCGTAACCACTGCGCCTGTTACATCAAACTTATATCCCCCTGTGGTTCCTGGCCATACGGCTGCTAACGTAATGGTAGTCCCTGAAACGCTTGCAATTTTAACTATTCGATCCATCTCTAAGCTGTAAGACCCATCAGGAATCCATATCCCTGCGGCTCCACCAGTGCCTGGAACATACTCCGCAACAGAATTGCTAGTTCTTTTAGTTATAAAACCTTCGCCATACATTCCATCTCCAACACCTCCACCAGTGATAATACCCAATCTTGCAGGAACATGAGTATCTATATCAACGGGAGTTGATACCATAGCAGAAGTGAAAAAGCTCGCATTATCAACAACTGTCAGAGTAGCTGTAATATTATAGTCGGTAGTGCCTGCAGAGCCGTTCGATGCAGTTACATATGCTTGTCCAAACCCTTTTCGTACAATTAAATATTTATCTCCATTTTCGGACTCTATAATCGGTGCAGTACCTCCTGCTGAAATAGTAGCAGTAGCAGAGCCATTAACCAAAGCTATAGAGACTGCGCTTTGGCTGTAGAAATTTCCAGACTCAGATAAAGGTACGGCTCTATCATCGTTTAAATATACAGAAGAAGCTCCGTCTACAAGACCGTAGATAGGACCTTCTGATATAATATCTACTACGGATATAGTCTGCCTATCTCTTAGCTTTGATTGTGCGCTGCCCTGAGCTGCATATATTTCGTCCCATCTAGGCATTTCTATTTCTCCTGTGTCTGTGTCTGTGCTATATTAACATTATTAGCTGAGTCTGTAACTGTATTGTTTATTATATCTTGTGGCGATCTTCCGATTCCCGAACCGTTTCCGCCTTGTATTATATCTATAGAAATAGCTCTTCCAGGAACTCTTAATTCTCCGTATAATATAGGAATA